GTTTGTGTTAAATTGGTGGACATAACTATCCCATCCTGTTGTTAATGTATTCCAAGGGATTAGGATAGGGTGCATTACTTATAGTGTACCATATTGTCGAGGTTGTTAACATTTTCACTCGGCAAATCTGTGCCACTCTTAGTAACATACTCCTTAATAATAGCGTATGCTTGATTAAAAATAGGAGTGAAATCTAATTCCCCTCGCAAACAATGAGCGAGTTCATCTATCTGCTCTGATGTTAAACAATGGTCAGGATGTCTAATATCACATAGAGGGATAGTATGCTCTACTAATTCATTTAAATTAATAGTGATTTCGTAGTCACGATATACTGGCATGGGTGGATTAGGGTGTCGTTGTTGATAATCAGGAGTGATGATTACTTCGGGCATAATGTTATTTAGAGGCAAAAAAATCGGGGCGTGGATAACCACAACCCTGACATATTGTTGATAGATCTATACATTATTGGCATAAATCTTCAAACCTTGCTTTAGCAATAGACTCACATTGTTCTTCATCAAATTGAGGATATTCTTCTAATACTTCCTCAAATAGTGTTTCTAATAGTGCCTCGTGATGTAAAACTGACATGGTAATTAAACTCCGTTGACTGTTAATGAATTTGAGTAATTGTTCTTGTTAAGTACACAAGACTGATGAATATTAAAGAGTAAATCATAATTAACTCCGTCCCAATCATCCCACTCACATACATAATCTTCACAAGTAAAATCACCTGTTCCATCTACATTTTGTGGGCATGATTTGAAATCATTGTTATCATCAACCCAAAAGATTCTACCAAAATGTTCACTCTTATACATTGTAAGTAACCTCCGTTGATGATACAAACTGATGACAGTTTGAGTGGTCTACGTTGTTATCAACGTACTTAAATGTATGAATTTTGTCATACACTTCATTGACATACTGTTGAGTAGTCATAATTCTTTTGGACATAGTTTGTCCCATAAATGTTAACACCCTTAGAACTTTGTCGTGATGTTTAACATTATCCCATGTTTTTACAGGATAGTAGTCACTAACCATGTGACCAGATTTTGAAGAAAGTTGCATAATAAACTCCGTAATGTGTGTAATTAAATGTTATTAAACTTGGGACATTGCCAAGTCTTTTAGATAATCTTCAGCACAATCTTGTGCGTCAAGAATGTTATCAAAAGAACCGAGATGAAACTCAGTGCCTATGATGCAACCTTTTGAGTCATCATAAGACATTGTTTTGACCTCGAAACGGTCTCCACCATAGTGGTAGATTGAAAGACTAGGGTCTAGAGTGTTCTCACGTCTGTAAGAATCGAAGATAGAGGTTCTAACCCCCTGAGACCACTCGAAACCTAGATAGTCGTCACATAGATTGACGCACTGTTGAAAAAGAGTTTTAGAATTTGACATAATTTTGAAATTGAATGTTTGTTGCCTTTATAATCAAGTGATTTTGCTCTTCCTTGATTATGTACTTAATATAGCATAGATTTGAGCAAAAATCAAGCGACCTTGTGCCACTTTGTATGCTGTCACTGGGTTTATCTGATGTAACCGTTTTCGGTTACCATGAACTTATCAAGTGTTGGGATGTCTAGGTCAGCATCATCAAAATCGATTTTAGCACACCCATAAACTCCCCACTCTGCTAACTCCTGACAGAACTCCATCCAGTTAGCACAGACACAAGCAACATTCTGGAAGTTCTCAACCTCTAGAATTCTGTTGATGATGATTTGAGTTTTTGACATAATAGTTCTTTCGTGTATATACTCATTATACACACGCAACTACCCCAAATGGGAAAAATATGTGCCAGTTTACCCACTGGCACAAGATCTGTTGACTGTTTATTTAATTACATTTAGTGTTACAGATGGTGCTGTTACGTTATCAAGTAACTCATCAAATAACTCAGGGTCATAATCATCTATGTTCTCTTTTAACTCTGTTGATGTAAACTCTCCGTATGTAAATACGAGGTCATCATACACATATTGTGCAAGAGTTTTAGTGTCCATGTTATCAACTAAGAGTTCAGCATACTGCTCAATTAGTTCTTTCTTTTGTGCTGGTGTGAATGATACTTTAGTCATGGAATCCTGTAATGAATGGTTCGGGGTTAATGTTAGTTAGTGCATCTAATTCCGCATAGTGAATATCAACTGCGGTCTCTAACTTCTCAAAGATGTTATCAACATCTTCATTAAACTGTTCATCATTAGTATCATCTGAATTTACAATATATCCCTCCATGATATAAAGAATCGTGGAGATTTGTTCTTCAGTTAGTGATACTAACAACTCAGGAGTTTCAATGCCACGTTGTAAAATAGTCTTGGCATCTAACTCACTATTTGTTGCATTTGGATTTGCTGTTTGTTGATACTTAGTCATGCTAATCTCCATGAGGTTTTTGTTACTGAAGACCTACAACATTGGCAGGTTAAGGCACTCCAACTGAAGTGAAATACGAGTGCTGTTTGTGAACAACAAG